TCCGAGAAGTTTGCCGGGCAAGCATCTGCCGCTGCTGATACCTACCAAGGCAAGATCAACAAGTTGAGCATTGCCGTTGATGAAGGCAAAGAGCTAATTGGCACGGCGCTGCTCAAAGCCGTTGACGATATCTCTGAAGCGTTCGGCGGCACTGGCGGCATGGCCGATGCTGTTGATACTTCAACGCAGGCAATGGCCGATTTCATCAGTGGTGTTTCAATGAGCATCAATCCATTGGCTGATTTTCTTGGTGGCATAAATGCTTCAACGGGATCAACTTTTGATTTCACTGATGTTTTGAAAGTCGCCTATTTACCCTTTGCGCCTCTGATCAATGCCACAGAAAACTACGTTGACGCCGGCGCTGACGCTCGCAAAAGAATGGAACAGCAAGAAGCTGCATCGGCTGTTTTGTCTGCGAGGCTCATTGGTTTGGCTGGCGATTACGTTCGCACAACCGGCGCGGCAATAAATTTTGGTCGTTACGCTGTCGCACCCGATGGAACAGACTGGGCAAATTTCTATGCGGTGAATCAGTCAGGGTCTAAGGCTCTGGCCGAGGCTCAAAACAATGTGACCCAATTGACTGCGGATTACAACGAAAGCCTGAAAAGCGTTGGCACGTCATCAGCCAGCGCAGCCAAAGACACGTTCACATTCAAAGAGGCATTGGCGAAAGTCAACAGTGAAGGCTTGGAGAAACTCAACTCCAACTTAAAGGTTGCACAAGAGGAGTTTGATGGTTTCCGCAAGTCTGTTGCTGGCAGCTTAACTGGGCAACTGGACTTTGCCGGCGCGGTTGATGCTGCCAAAGAGGGTGGCACCAGCATTGTTGACGGGATCAGCGGGCAGGCCACTGGCATTGTTGCCTTTGGTGAGCAACTCCTTGGATTGTTGGGAACAACACTCAGTGAGGAATCATTTGCTGCGGTGGCTGCTTTATCGGCTGAGCGTGGCGCAGCTTTGGCAAACGAACTGCTAGGTGCCAACGGTGCCACTCTGATTGCTCAACTTGACAGTTCGGTTGCTTCGGTCAATGCCATTGCCGATGCTGTCGCTTTACAGTCTGCCACTAAGTTCAAAGGAGCCGGCGTCAAGACAGCTGAGGACACCATCACAGGCTTTAAAGAATACATGGGCAAAGATGGCATTGGCCGCAAACGCCTGATGAACACGATGGACAACCTAGCCAATGCGGCAACGCGTGAAGTTCGCATTGACGTGTTGGTGACTCGATCAATCAATGAGATCGTTACGCGAATCAGTTCCGGCGTGAGCGCCCCAGGGCGAGCCTTAGGCGGCCCTGTCGTTGGTGGACGCCCATATGTTGTTGGCGAGATTGGCCCAGAACTATTCGTGCCATCATCATCAGGGAACATCGTGCCGAATAATGAAATGGGTGGCGGCGCCTCGAATGTTTATTCCATCACCGTCAACACCGGCGTTGGCGATCCGCGTGTGATCGGTGAGGAAGTTGTGAACGTGATCAGTCGTTTTGAGAAGGCCAACGGCGCCGTGTTTGCGCGGGCATGATGAAGGTTGAAATTGCCTTCGATTTGTCTGCTAACGGGCTGGGGAACTTTTTTACCCTTGACGATTCATTGCGCGGCGTCTTAGATAACACGCTGTACACCCTGGGTGGCGATGTGTTCATTGACGTAACCGACACGGTGCGCAGTGTGAGCATTAAACGCGGGCGCAACCGGCAACTAGAAAAGTTCACCGCCGGCAACGCGAACATCATCTTGGATAATCGCAGCCGGGTCTATGACCCCACCAATACTGTTGGCCCGTACTACAACCAAATCTTGCCACGCAAACGTGTGCGGATTACTGACCAAGATCAAGTGATTTACACCGGGCAGGTTGCCGACTGGAACTTTAGTTATGACGTGTCTGGCGATAGCACGGCGCAGGTGTCATGCGTTGACGCCTTGACGCTGTTAGTTGAGCCAGTTCTCACGGCGGCCACGGAAACGGCGCAGCTCTCAGGTGCCAGGGTGGCGGCGGTGTTGGATGACATCGCGTGGCCTACTGCTGACCGGCGCATCAGCGTGGGTCAAGTGACATTGGATGATGACGTCATCGGCGCCAATGTGAAGGCGCTGGACTACCTGAACAAAGTGGCACTGTCCGACCCCGGCGCGTTGTTCGTTGGCGCTGACGGCTTCCTAGTGTTCCTTGATCGCGCAGACTTGCAGAACGCATCCAACCCCATTGTCTTTGGCACCGGCGGCATTCCCTTCACTGACATTCAAGTGGAATACGGCATCGAGGAATTGTCCAACCAGGTGTCAGTCACTTACTACGGTGGCACGGCGGTGGCCGGCACGGCGGTGGCCATTGATGAAACCTCTGTTGGCCAGTTCGGTTTGTTTGAAGCCGACTACAACACCCTGCTGGCAAGTGATGCTGATGCGCAGGCGTTGGCTGATTTTCAGGTGGCTCGTTATTCACAGCCGCAGTATCGCGTGGACACGGTGACGGTGGCACTTGACGGGCTGGGAACGGCAACGCAGCAAACCGTCTTGGCCTTAGAGCTTGGCGCCGTGGCAACGGTGACCTGGACACCCAACAACGTTGGCGCAGCGTTATCGCAAACCGTCACGATTGATCACATTGACTTTGCAGCAACCCCGGCTTCACGTTCTATTTCATTCACGATGTCGGAGACTGCTGCCGGCTTCATTCTTGACAATAGCGTTTTTGGTGTGCTCGACACCAGCGCCTTGGCGTTCTAGAAAGGAACACAAATGGCATATCCATTCGCTGCCGCTGAAGTTTTAACAGCGGCAAACCTGAACGCCATGATTGGCGCACCGACACAGAACAATCAAACGGGCACGACCTACACTCTGGCATTGTTAGATGCCGGCAAGACGGTCACTTTTAGCAACGCCTCACCTGTGGCGGTGACCGTGCCGTTGCAATCATCTGTGACTTGGATCGCAAACACTCAAATCAACTTGCTCAACATTGGCGCTGGCCTAGTCACCATTGCTGGCGCCGGTGGCGTCACAATCAACGGCACACCTTTGACCCTTGCGACATCCAAGGGGGGAAGTCTTATTCGCACAGCGTCGAATACTTGGACGTTCGTCCCTTTAGGTTCGGGCGCTAGTGTTGCTGGCGCCGCAATTAGCGACACACCAACAGGCAACTACACCGACGGCGGCGTGACGTATGACTATTGGACGTACAATTCAAGCGGCACATTAAACGTCACCACTGCCGGTTTTGCCGATGTGTTAGTCATTGGCGGTGGCGCTGGCGGATCAAACCTTGGCGGCGGCGGCGGTGCCGGTGGCTATCTAACTGCAAGTTCGGTTTATTTAAATTCTGGATCGCAAACCATTGTTGTTGGAGCTGGCGGAGTCGGTGCAACTGCTGGAACGTTTGGAACTGGCAACAACGGAATTGCATCACGTTGTGGAACTTTTTATGGTGTGGGCGGTGGCGGTGGTGTTAGTGAACTTGCTGGTGGTGGATTAAGTCGAAACGGATTGAACGGTGGATCAGGCGGCGGCGGCGGTGCTGGTGCTACCGGAACGGCTGGTACAGGCGGGTCAAACGTTTCCGACCAAGGCAACAACGGTGGGAATGGTTTTACTGACTTCAGCCAAGCGGGCGGCGGCGGCGGCGGCGCCGGTGCTGTTGGTGCAAATGCTGCTGCAAACTTACCCGGCAACGGCGGCGCTGGTGCTTCATCATCAATAACGGGGTCGGCAGTTACCCGCGCCGGCGGCGGCGGTGGTGGAAGTCGTGGTGGTACTGCCTCTACTGGCGGAAGTGGTGGCGGTGGGGCCGGAACGGTCAACAACACCACAGGAACTGCTGGCACCGCAAACACGGGCGGTGGCGGTGGCGGTGGCGGATTTAACACCAACCCCGGTGCAACAGGCGGCAACGGCGGCAGCGGTGTTGTCATTGTGCGCGTTGCGCGTCCCTACACTGCCATTGACGGTGCAGCTTCACTTGGTGGAACAGCCACGGGAACATACACAAGTGGCGGCGCATCTTATGCCTACTACACGTTCAATTCATCGTCAACATTAACGGTGAACGTGGCCGGATTTGTTGACGTGTTAGTAGTTGCGGCAGGCGCAGGCGGCGGCGGTGGCAATCGTGGCGGTGGCGGTGGGGCAGGTCAAGCCTTAGTTTTCAACAGTTTGTATCTATCTGCTGCAACTCACACAGTCACTATTGGCGCCGGTGGAACTGGTGGAAGTACCAACAACGTTGGACTTTCTGGGTCGGGTTCTCGTTTAGGTTCTTTAGAATCTTGCGGTGGTGGTGGTGGCGGTTCTAATTACGGAACAGCAGGCACCATCGTTGCAATGGTTACAAGGGGCAGGGATGGCGGTAACGGTGGCGGTGGCGGTGGTGAGGGTTCTGATAATGGTGGCTCAGCGTTAGTTACTTCTGGTTTTGCTGGTGGAGCTGTTGCTGCAATTCAAGGTTCCGGCGGTGGCGGTGGCGGAGCAGGCGCTGTTGGTAGCGCCGGTTCAGGAACAGCCGGTGGTGCTGGCGGCGCTGGAATTTCATCATCTTTAACTGGTTCTTCAGTTAGTTATGCCGGTGGCGGTGGTGGCGCGGGTGTTACGACAACTGGTTCTGCTGGTGCTGGCGGGGCTGGTGGCGGTGGCGCTGGAAATGTAACTAGCAGCGGAACTGCTGGAACAGTAAATACTGGCGGTGGTGGCGGTGGTGCTGTTACCACAGGCGGCGCCGGCGGTAGCGGTGTTGTCATCGTTCGCGTTCGCACAGCGTAATCAATCAACGATCAGATAAGGGAAAATCATGGCACATTTTGCACGGGTAGAAGATGGCGTTGTTCGTGAAGTAATTGTTGTCGCTGACAGCGACTGTGGCGGCGGTGAATATCCTGAGGCTGAATCGGCAGGGCAGGCGTTCATTGCCGGCATCGGGTTGGCAGGTGAATGGCGCCAGACAAGTTACAACAACAACTTCAGATCAACCTATGCGGGAATCGGTTACACCTTTGATGCTGACCTCGATGTGTTCGTTGCCCCTGTCGCTGAGGTGACTGAGGACGAGCCAGAGGCATGACCGCCGGCGAGATCATCAGCCTAGTTGCCGTTTCGTTGTCCATCGTGACAGCGGTGCTGGGTGGGCTGATGTGGGTGATTAAGGCGCAGGTGACATCAATGCGAAAAGACTTGCAACCTAACGGCGGCAACTCGACAAAGGATCAACTGAACCGAATCGAGCGCGATGTCATTGAAGTCAGGCACAAAGTGGACGATCACATCACTTGGCATTTGAAGGATTGAGGAAGGCATCATGTTCAGCAAACTATTCGCAAAGACAGCGGCAGAACGCGCAATCCGCACGGCAGCGCAGGCGTTGTTGGCATTGTGGGCAACGGATGTTGCCGGAGTGTTGGCAGTTGATTGGGTGCAGGCCGCAAGCGTTGCAACTCTGGCAGCGCTCACATCAATCCTGATGAGCATTGTTGCCACCGGCGTTGCTGACAAAGGCACCGCATCATTCGTGAAGGAAGATGCCTGATGGCGAAGTTAGTGAAGGCCGGCGTTACCTTGCGCGATCAGGTGGATGCAAAGTTCATTAACCGGGACAAGAGCAGCGATGGCTGGATCGGTAATAGTGAGCATGCAGCCCGTGCCAGTTTCCACAATCCCGACAAACGAGGCTGGGTGTTCGCCCTGGACATCGATGAAAACTTTGGCGTGGGCAAGTGGCGCAATGGTGGGACTGCGAAACGTTTCGCCAATGAGTTGATTGCATACAGCCGCAGCACGTTGCCCGGCCATGACCGCGTTCTCCATGTTGTCTATGAGGATCAAGTGGCCAGCGGAACTTACAAGGCTAAAGCATCGTTTTGGAAGTTTCGCGGTCGCGGGTATTCGCACTTTCAACACATCCACATTACCTTCACCGAGGCTGCGGTCAAAAACGGCGCGCTGTTTCCGCTGCCCTGTTTAGCATTGAGCGCGCAGGCAAAGAAAGATTGGACAGCAAGGCTTGCCCCGTGGCTCTAGGTGACAAGTTCACCCAAGCGAAAACAAGTCGCAAAGGCCCGCCGTGCAGTGTCGGTGTGCTGTTGTCATCAATGACCAAGGATGATCGTGAAGCCTTAATTGCTGCCTTGGCTGATCCATCCATTGAGTCGCGCACAATCTGGCGAGTCTTAATTGATGAAGGCCATGAAATAAGTGACACACCAATTGGACGCCATCGGAATGGGGTATGCCAATGCTCACGACAAGACTTGCCGAGTTAAGCAAGAAACCGAAAATACTCTGTGTTGACATTGAGACAAGTCCCGCCGTCGTTTTCAGTTGGGGTCTTTTCGGACAAGATCACAGCATCAATCAAATCATCGAGCCGTCACGGGTATTGTGTTTCGCTGCCAAATGGTTAGACAAGAAACAGGTTGAGTTTTATTCGGAGTTTCACAGCAGCCACGACGACATGATCAAACAGGCGTGGCGCTTGCTGAATGAGGCTGACATCATCACGTCCTACAACGGCATGTCATTTGACTGGAAACATTTGAACCGTGAATTCCTACTTGCCGGCCTTGGCCCTGTCTCACCCTTTGTTGACATTGACCTGCTGCGAATCAATCGCGCCAACTTCAAATTCTTGAGCAATAAACTTGGTTACGTCACCCAAGCTGTCGGGCTGCCCACGAAGTTGGAAACTGGCGGCATGGAGTTATGGAAGCAAGTGCTGGCGAATGACCCGGCGGCGTGGGCAAAGTTTCGACGTTACAACATCCGAGATGTTGTCGTGACCGAACGACTGTATGTGTTGCTGTCTCAGGGCGGTTGGATCAAAGGCGTTCACGCCGGCCTGTTCAGCGGTGACATGTCAACGTGTCACGCGTGTGGTAGCTCTGACCTGACCCCGGTGGGTGTCATGTATTCCAGGGCATCGGCGTGGCCAAAGGCGCTGTGTGTCTGTGGCGTGTTCAACAAAGTTTTGAGCAACGGGCAAACGCGACCGGCATGACAACACCGCCGGCGCTTCCCTTCACCGGCGGTGCTGAGTCTGACTATATTTCGTTAGTTTCCACAAGGTCAACCACGGCGGTGCGCCGCTTGTCGTCCATGCCTTTGATCACCCGCGCCACTGTTTGCCGGTGCCACTTCACTGCCGTGGCGATCTGGCGCTGCGTTGCCCCATTGTTGTGGGCGGCGCGGATCAGGGCGGCGGTTTCGTTGAAGCGTTTACGTTCGTTGGCTTTGGCTAAGGCGTAGGCGTTGCCTTGGCATTGCAAGGCCAATAGATCGCCAAGTGATGCGGTCATTGTTGTGTCCTCTCCAATAGTTGTGTGATTGCTGCGTGTGCCTGTTGTGGCACAACACCGTTGCCCAACATCTTTAGTTCCTTGGCTGCGCTTAGCCCGTGACCTGTCACCCAACCATCAGGCAAACCCATCATCCATTCAACAAAGCGCGGGTTGAGGCGGCGCTTGTCGCTGCGCATCACAACAGGGTCAGGGGCGTTGCGCTCTAAAACAGACTCCCATCGTCTGATTGCTGGGGCGTACTTTCCCCATTCTGTTCTTGACCCGTCACCGCTTCCAGCACTGATTTCCCGTAACCCACTGTCGTGCTTGCTGGCTCTTGCGCCCTTAGTGTCGGCAGCATCGCAATTTCTCTGGGGAGTTGTGCGCCGCCCTGCCAATTTTTCTTCGTAATCCTTGGCGGCAGGCTCTCGTCTTTGTAGTCCCTTGCTTTCGGCGTCGGCAGCATCTTGCCCGTTTTGCTCCAGTCGTACTGATCTGGCATCAAAGCCATTCCCAAGTTCGGGCCGTAGCCCGTCAAGTTCTGCTGGTTCTCGTTGTTCGTTGCTTTCGGTGTCGGCAGAACAATCACTTCCTGATAAAGGCTTGGTGCAAAGTCTTTCCTG